CACAGTCACAAGGTGTGGCCGCAAGTAGCCGTAGGACGAACTCGGTGAAAGCGAAATAACTTTTTGGAGTGATGGTCATGGCTGATGTTTCAGGCAAAACTTGGATGGCCATAGGCGAGACAGACGATCCTAACGCAGTAATTGAAACTTTTGAGGCTGCTGCAGACATCACGAAAGGTGACCCGGTTTACCTGAGCGCAGACGATAAGGTTAGTCCTGCTGTTGCTGCCCAAGACTGTGTAGGCATAGCCGTAAAGACTGTAGCGTCTGGAAAGTCTTGTCCGGTTCTGATTCGGGGAAGAGTTAAGGTGAAGGCTGGTGGTGCCATAACTCGTGGTAAAGCGGTTCAAGGTGCGGACGCAAGCAAAAGAGTGCTTGCCTTAGCAGACATTAACGAAGGTGGTACCGCAGTAATCTCGTGGACGAAGAAGCTTGGATGGGCCCTTGAAACCACTACGGGTGCAGATGATTTGCTTTTCATTGTTGTGGAGAAGTGATCGGGTTGAAACCGAAGCTTTTTGAGAGTTTAATGCAGAAGGACAGTGAGCATAAGCTGTTCTACGAAAAATTAAAAGAAAAAGCAGTTACACACCCATTTCTCAAGCGCTTTTGCGAAGTGGGCGTTAGAGAAGGTTTGTTCAGTGACATGGTAGGCGCCTTAGGGCGTATGCATGACACGCTTGTAGAAGCTGCCTATCCAGAGCTTATTGGAAGAAACATCATAAATGTCCGCTCGACAACCGAGACTTTAGAACGTTTTCCGCTTGATGAAAAGGCTGTTGCATATTCGTATGCGGAAGGCGCAGCTACGAGGCTTAGCGGTAAAAAGCATAGCACTGTTGACATTCAAACCAACCAGCTTGCAGAAGCAAGCGAGGAATGGACCCGGGAGTTCGTGGAAGACGCCACATGGAACGTTATGGATAACATGGTTGAAAAAGTTGGCAGAATCTTAGGCGAAACTGAAACCAGTAAAATACTGTCGCTTTACGGAGCCATCGCAGACGCTGATTTGGCTGGCGGAGCACCAATAGCTGGTGGCGCAGCAGCTCTAAGCTGGGCTGGGTTGCTTAAACTTCATAATGCTGTGAGAGGAGAAAACTGGAGACCAACAGTCCTTGCAGTGCATGAAACACAGTTACACCAACTCTTAAACGATGACAAGTTTATTCACGCCCAATACTTGCCCTCAGGGCAAACAGACTTGGAGCAAGGCATCGTAACAAGCGTTTTGGGCATGAAAGTTCAAGCCAGCACACTATGCACTAATGGAGTAGCCTATGCAATTGACACTCGCGTAGCAGCAGTTATGCTCTTGCGCAGAGATGTGAGTGTTGAAGACTGGGAAGACCCAAAAACAGGCGAATACGGCGTCAGAGCTACTACACGCTTTGGACTTGGCATCCTACGCAGCAAAGCAGTTGCAAAAATGACCGGTATAAGCACAAGTCTGTAAGCGTAGCCGTCCAGGTTAGAATTGAATTGGCAAAGTTTGAAGGTAAATGTAGCAAATGTGGAAAAGTGCATTACTCCGACCATAAAGACATTGTTGTCTGTTCATGCTGGGAATATTGTCCTCTGTGTGGCGCTGGAATGACGCCTTACACTCCTGACTTGGCGCCTAAGACTTACGGCTTGGATGGCAAACGTGATCTGCAGATTATAATGGTCTGCAACAACTCCGCTGCCCATGCGGATAATTTCCCCTTTTATTCAACTTTAAAACCCGTTGAGGTCGAAATGAGCTAATTGCGAAAACTCGAACGTGTCAATCTTAAGCTTGCAAAACACATTCTAAACGAATTAAATAGCAAGGGCCCTTTATCTCGCACAGCTCTCGAAAGATCCTTCCCTTGCTCTTATGCTACTTTCAACAGCACTTTTAACGTTCTACGTGTAGAAAACCATGTTGTTAAGGTTTCTCCACGACATAGGGCTCCATACCGAATTACGGACAAGGGCAAACGGTTTTTGGAGGGCACTTGATAATTGTCAGATCCTCATCCTGAAAGGCGAAGCGTCTGGCACAAGATTCGTGAAGCTATTGTTAGGCGAACTGTTTCCGGTTCTGCTTCTCCGCCGGGCATGACGGTTTTTGAGACTAAGCCGAATATTCCGCTTGTTGACGTTATGAAGTTTTACGAGAGGGATCCGACTTGTAAGGCAAGCGTTGACCTTTTGGCTTCTGCAACTGTTGGCATGGGCTTCTACACAACCGTGAACGAGGAATATGAGCGAGCAAAGGAAGCCAAAGAAGTTGTGGACAAGTTTAATGCAGACGTCAATTTGGACAGTTTGCTAAATGATATGGCCCGAGTGCTTATTGCGTGCGGAAACGACTTCTGGCTTAAAATCACACCTGAAAGCCTTGAAGATTTGCATAGGCTTCCGATAGACGCGGTTGAGAGCATAACGCAAACCAGCATTGACAAAAATAAGCTGAAAATTCCATACAAGGTTGAAGACTATAAGATTCGTAGCACACCTTACGGTGGCGGACAACTTAAGCCAGAATCCATTATTCATTGGCGAATAAACTACCTTGGCAGCGAAGGCTTCGGAATCGGCATTCTCCAAGTTTTGTTGCACACTTTAACAGTTAATTCTGATAAAAGACCTGCATATGCTTGGATGAAAAGCAAGATTGAAAAGATTCTGCCCAAGATTTTTGAGAAGTATGCAGGGCCAGACGTTTTAGCTTCATTGCCTGGCGCGAAAGACGATACAATCCAGAAGTTTGAGCGCGTGATTAAAGAGCGTCCCGAAGAGGGTGCTTGGCTGTTTTATAGTGGCAAGACACCAGCGAGGCTTGACCCTGTGACTATCGACCCGCGTGCCCGCTTTGAATATTACATCGAGCATATCCTTAACCAATTTTATCTTGGATGCGAAACGCCCTTGCCGCGTCTTTTTAGCACTCCAGGCTTTACAGAGGCTTCGGCGAATGCAGCGCTTGAACTCCAGAATATGTTGATTAAGCCTATTCAACGTTATATTAAGCGGCAAGTTGAAAGGGATATTTTTGTTCCCGTGTTAAAGCAGGCTGGTTTTGACCCGGCGGATGCTGGTGGGGTTCGTCTTAACTGGGGTAGCCCTGAAACTCCAGAGGTTATCGTAGCTGATCTGATTCATGCTGCTGAGTTGGGTTTAATCCGTCCAGAAGAGTTTCGTAAGAATGCGGTTAAGTTTGGTTGGGAATTGTGGGAACCTCAGCCTGGACAGCCCAATACTTCCCAGGAGGCTAAAAAGTGATTTTCCTTTCTCCTTTCTCCCTAAATTCAGCATGCCTTCTGGGAAGCGGACACTTACTTCATGCTCACCCAAAAGAGGTGGGAAGAGGAGGTGAAAGCGGAAAATGAGGAAAAGGTCTTTTGCAGTTGTCTTCTTTGTGGCTGTAACTTTGGTTATGGTTGCCACAGTTTCATCTACGCCCGTCGTATGGGCGCAGAATGGGAATGAGACTATACCCATAAGCCCGGGTTTGCAGCCTATCTATGAAATCTTTAAAGCCATTGGGTATGCAACGCCTATAGCTGTGCTGGTGGGCCTGGTCACTTGTCTCATTGGCTATCTAAAGGCAACTCCCCCTGAAGAGTTCAAACTGGTTAACTTCATCTATACTTTCCTGATTAGTTTGATAGCTGGCATTGCTACGATTTATGGCGGATGGACTTACGGTGAGATTGAACAGTGGCTCGGCAATGGAGCCTTAACGCTGTATATCTATTGGATTGCGAAGATAATTGCAAAAAAGTTAAAGTGGGGAACACAGGCAACAGGCCCTCCACCAACAGTTTAGGTTGGACATTTCCCTTGGAGTTGTTCAGTTTCCCTTTTTTGTTTGTTTAAGATCATGGTGAGAGTGAAAGAATGGGCGAAGTAGCGTATGGACAATATGCGGAAGCGTATAAGGCGATTCACAGTGCCCTAATGGACATTATGGCTCCGCCCAGTAGAAAGAAAATCATTAAGCTTGGCATCGCTTGGAACGCGGCAGAAGGTACTCGCAGATGAGAAACCTGCATGAAAGATTGCGTCTTGCAAAAACCGTGTTACACGAGCTTAGCAGGCAGTCTCTATGTAGAACAGAGCTTGAAAAAAGAACTGTTAAAAAGATTGGCACTCACGCCACTTTTGAGGGCATGTTCTGCTATCTTGTGCAGAATGGCTATGTACAGAAGAGCGAACAGAAACACCGCGCTCCATATGGCATCACTGAAAAGGGACTTAAACTTCTGGAGGGTTTACAATGAGCAACATTTTGAAACAGCTTAATACTCTGCAACCAGGCGACCTCGTGTGCATATTTTGGAACGATGCAAGTATAGGATCAAGCTTCACCACGGCAGGGATTCCCGTTCCTGTTAAAAGTGTAGGCATATACGTGGGCTGCGCTGGAGAGCCAAAACATGCAATTCTCTGCCAAAATGACTTTTCATATAACCCTGAATTGCACGACGTGGATTATACAGCCATCCCGTTTCCATGGTTCAAAGAAATTCAAATTCTCCATAAGGCTTTTCTAACAAGTGCAGAGGCGACTCTAATTCTCCGAAACGTAATGACGGGCGCAGGAACACGAAGAAGACGTAGAAGAATTTTCCAGATGAGGGCTAACAATCATGAGAAGCTGGATTAGAAGAGCCTTAACAAAAAAGATAGCTCGCAAAGGATCCAAGGGCAAACAGCAAATAATAGTGATTCCGCCAAACGAAAAACTTGTTTTAGGCGTGAAATTCGCAATAGCCATGACTCTGTGTTTATCTGGTTTAGAAGCTGCTCATATGGCTTTTCTGGGCTCTTGGAACAGCGAGATTTTCGCCGCTATAACAGGGCTCTCTGGAACACTTATGGGAATTTTTGTTGGACAAAAAACATAGAGGGTAGGGGGTAGGTCTTGAGGTATTACGTAAGGCTAATGGGTCTTGTCAGACGCACAAGAAAAAATGTTACAGTTAACATGCAGAGAACACGGTTGAAGTTATTACAAGATTTAGAGAGCATGTTTGACATGGCTAAGGCACACGCGACTAATGAAAAGACGAAGGACAAGCAGCGTCAAATTTGGCTTCGAATTATGGCTTACATTGCACAAGTCATGAATAGTCTCAGCAAAACCTTCGATGAAGCCACGGTTACCCGAGACCTTGAGGAACTGGAGAAGATGATTAATGAAGCAATGGCAAAAGGAAAAGATAAAGGAGCTTAAGCAGCAGCTTCTGGATCACCTGGAAGCTGAAGCCAAAAAGATTCCACAAGGCTTCAATGAGTTTTGCGAGCGCATGCTTGGGCTAAGGCTTACTGATTATCAGCGGGAAGCAGCCGAGCTTCTCGATAAACATGATTCTGTGGCTTTAAGATGGAGCCGCCAGAGTGGCAAGACGCACTTGCTTTCAGCTTGGCTTTTGCATTACGCTCTTACACATGATAACTCACAGATTGTCATTGTGGGTCCAAGTTGGAGGCAGACGAAAATTCCGATCGGCAAAATGAACGGTTTCTTAACAAGGATTCCGAAGGGCTATTTTTACAAGCTTCAGCAGACTATCGTTCGCCTCAAAAACGGGTCCATGATTCAGGCTTTGCCTTGCAACCCGGAAACGGTGCGCGGTTTCACCTTAGATGTTGTTTACATGGATGAAGCCAACTGGATAAGCCATGACGAAGAGCTTTATGACGCCATTTTGTTTACGCTCGCTACGACTGGCGGAAAATTCATTTGCAGCAGCACTCCAGGATCCACAGACAGCCTTTTTTGGAAAATCTTCAACAAGCCTCAGTTTAGCCGATTTGCTAAGCATCACGTGACTTACGAACGAGCCCTTCAGCCCAACGGACCGATGAGACGGAAATGGCTTGAAGATAAGAGGAAAGAGTATGAGGGTGATCCTTGGCGCTGGAAGCGGGAACTTGAAGCGGAATGGGCTGAGGATGAAAGCGTTTGGCTTGCCTTAAGCCTCATAACAAAATGTATTGATAGTAGACTGGAATTGTGGAGTGAGGACAGCATTCATCATGGAAGATTTTTTGGGGGGTTAGACCTTGGGAAAGAACAGGATCACTCAGCATTCGTGGTTGTGGAAAAACTGGAGGATAAGTGCCTCCTTCGCCATGTAAAAGTCTGGCCGTTACAAACTAAATATGCAACCGTAATAGGCTACATTAAAACGCTTGTGGACCGTTGGCAGGATTTTGAGAAAATTCGGGTTGACATTTCGGGAGCGGGCAACTATGTTGTGGAGGACATGCAGAATGGCGGGATCGAAAATGTTGAAGGGGTCACATTCACAGCGCAACGGAAACAGGAAATGGCGAGTTTACTTAAACAGCGAATGCTTAATGGCGAATATGCTTTTCCGTTTGCAGAGATTCAGATTTCCCCAACCAAGAAACTGAGCTATCAAGCGGAGCTGAATGTGGAACGGTTTGAACTTCGCAAGGACGGAACCTATCGGTTTTCTCATCCTGAAAACCAACATGACGACCTATGGTGGGCTACTGCGCTGGCGCTTTATGCGACTGTCGAGATGCAGCCGGAGCCTTTCCTCTCTGTGATTCCTCGTAGGGCTAATAAGTTGAAGGCGTTAAGGGATAAACTTTTGAAACGTAAATTTCAGGCTGTTGGAAGATGAGAAGGCGAGAGTTTTTCCGCATTCGCCAATACGCCCGGAGATACGACCGAGAAACAGGCAAATTCATTGTTAGCATAGCCTACGAGACTGCGGCTCCAAAACCAAGCGACCGTGTTGTGGCTGTTGCTGAAGGCTTCGGTCTTGGGCTTGATCAATGGGAGAAGTTCATAGTTTACGATAATGTTGAGTTGAAAATAGGGCCAACGGACATCACGCTCATAACTGGCGATTCAGGCTCAGGCAAAAGTGTTCTACTCAAAGCCTTAGAGAAGGACATCAAACAAGACTTGGGCTTGAGCTACATTAACATTAATGATATTTTACCAATCATTGGTAAACCACTAATCGAAACTGTTGGCGAAACCC